GATTCTATTCTGTATCAGATTGCACATGTCCAACCGTCACCTGCTCTATGTAAGAAAGCTTTAGATAGCTCATTACAAGAGATTATGACAGCTACTGAAGCAGATAATGGTTTGGTATTTATTAAGGGTGCTAATAACTTTCGATATCATGTAGCAGTAGACTACAAAGGTAATCGTAAAGATACTATTGAGCCTGAAGTAAAAGACCGTATTGAGATGCTTTATGGTTATGCCAAAGACTTTTGTGTTGAATCAGATGAAGCAGAAGCAGATGACTACTGTGGGGTTGCTGCTCAGTTAGCTATGAACGCTGATGAGTCATACGTAGTATGTCACATTGATAAAGACCTTGATATGATTCCCGGTTGGCATTATAACTTTCGTAAGAAAGAATTTTACCATGTTACACCTGAAGAAGGTTACTACAACCTGATGAAACAAGTCCTTACAGGAGATGCTACAGATAATATCCAAGGTATTAAGGGTCTTGGTCCTAAGACTGCTGAAAAGATTCTTAAGGATGTAGCGCACGAGTACATGTTTGATAAGGTAATTGATACCTACAAAACCAAGTGTGGTAATGAATGGCAAAATGCTCTATTGAAATCAGCCAACCTTATTTATATCCGTATGGATAGTGATGACTTTAAACCATTAACACTAGAAGAATTAAAAGAGAAATTTAAATGGAAATCAAATGGCAACCAAGAAACAAGTAACACCGTGGATGTATCAAGGGAATTTGTTTCAGAATCCTGATAATAAGTTTGGGTTTGTATATTTAGTAACTTGTAATCACCCTGAATACAAAAAGAAATATATCGGACGTAAATTCTTTTATACAAACTTTGGTAAGAAAACAAAACAAAAAGAATCTGACTGGGCTACTTATAAAACATCCTCTAAATATGTAAAAGAAGCTATTCAAAAATATGGTTTAGAATATTTTACATTTGAGATTGTACAGTTGTTTGATACAAGAGCTGGTGTAGTATCGGCTGAGGTAGAATTACAATGGGCAGCTAGAGTTCTGCATGCTGTAGATGAATCAGGTGAACGTATTTATATTAATCAAGCTATTGGTAATATTAAGTTCATTGCTAAAGAACAATTAAGTGAAGAAACTAAATTAAAAATGAGTGCTTGGCAGAAAGGTGAAGCTAATAACTCTAAACGACCAGATGTAAAAGCTAAAATGTCTGAATCAGCTAAGACTAGGTGCTCTACACAGGAAGCTAAAGATAGAATGTCAGCTATTGGTAAACAAAGTAAAGGTAAACCTAAATCCGAAGAACAAAAAGCTAAGTTATCATCTGCGCGTAAGGCTGCATGGGATAAAAAGAAAGCAAATGAAGAAGCATAATCAACCTAAAGACACTGAAGAGTACATTAACTTTAAACAAGAGTTTGAACAACAATACAAACAAAAGAAACAAACACAGAAGCAAGCCAAAGAACGTAGGCGAACTATACGTGAGCTAAAAGAAGATCAAGAATACTGGAACTAATATGTCTAGATGGTATCATGCACCATGTCCTAAGTGTAATTCCTCAGATGCATTCTCATATAAAGATGAAGATGAATGGGGTTTCTGTTTTAGTTGTAACAAATCATCACCTATTAATGGTGAAGTAAAAGCAAACACATACAAAGAAAATTACTCAATGCACACTCTATCTGAAATCGAAACATATGATACCCGTGGCTTTCAAGAACGTGATATCAAGAAAGTAATTGCAGCACATTATGGAGTTAAAGTTTCTTATGCTGAAGATGGTACTATCGCTAGCCATTTCTATCCGTACACTAAAGACGGAATGGTTGTGGCATACAAAGAACGCCAGTTACCTAAGAAGTTTATCATTCACGGAGACTTTAAAGATGTACAGTTCTTCGGTCAAAACACCGTTAGTGGTGGTAAACGAATCATTATCGCTGAGGGTGAACTCGATGCTCTGGCAGTTGCTCAAGCACAATACGATAAGTATCAACGATTTTATCCAGCGGTGGCGGTCCCATCGGCTAGCTCTAAGTCTCTCATTCTTGCACAACGTGAATGGTTAAGGAGCTTTGATGAGGTAGTATTAGCATTTGACATGGATGAACCCGGTCAAAAGGCTGCTCAAGAAGCTGCTAAGATTATCGGTTATGATAAAGTTAAACTATGTATTCTACCTGAGAAAGATCCTTGTGAAGTACTAATTAAGCATAGCTCAGATGTACTAATGAGTTGTATCTTCAATGCCAAAGAGATGAGTCCTGCTGGTATTGTTAAGGGTGCTGCCGTATGGGAACAATTTAAACTTAAACAGTCTATTGTATCACTACCTTATCCTGAATGCTTAGATTCTTTAAATGAAAAGTTATTCGGTATGCGTCTCGGTGAGATCGTGTTGTTTACTTCAGGTACAGGTAGCGGTAAATCAACTGTTATTAAAGAGATTGTCTTAGACATTCTGAAGAACACACCTGATATGGTAGGTATGGTATCACTAGAAGAATCTATTGGTGATACTGCTGAAAAGTTTATTGGTATGCAACTCAAAAAGAATCTTACTACAGATAATGTATCTGAAGAGGAACAATTTAAAGCATATGAAGAAGTATTCAGTGATGAACGACTAGTATTGCTTGATCACCAAGGTTCTGTTAGTGATGAATCACTTGTAGATAAGATGGAGCGTCTTGCTTTAATGGGTTGTAAGTACATTATCCTCGACCACATCACTATTGCTGTATCTGAAGGTTCTAAAGGTAAAACAGGTAATGAGGCTATTGACTCATTGATGTCTGACTTACTCAAGCTGTGTAAGAAACATAACATTTGGTTAGGTGTTGTATCTCACCTACGTAAAGGTGAAAAGCCATTTGAGGAAGGTCACTTACCTTCTATTGATGACATCAAAGGTTCAGGTTCTATTAAACAAATCTCATTTGATATCATTGCCTTTGCCCGTAATATGATTGCTGAGACTGAGCAGATGCGTAATACTATTAAGCTACGTGTACTCAAGTCACGGTTTACAGGTAAGACCGGTGACTGTGGTAGTACTACATATGATTCTAAAACAGGTCGTCTTAAGCAAGCTAGCTTTGTAGACTTTGATTAATGAAATCTATTTATAAACCACACATCTATTGGCATGCTCCTTGGTGGAGGTGCCAACGACAAGACCCCAATAAACCTGGGGTTATTTTTATTGGTGACGGTTGGACACCAAAACAAGCATATAATTACTGCCTCAACATTAAACACTGAAGTATGAATCCACTACAATATCTTACTGAACGCGTATCGAAGATCATCCTCAACTCAGATAAGATTCAAAATGAAGGTGCTCGTCTTCTGGCACATCATTCAACATGGGAGTATGACCTTGAACGATTTATTAACGAAGCATGGGACAGTCTTCTTAGATACTGTATCCGTAACAAAAATGCTACACACTCTGCATCAGTTAAGCTCACCTTCGCATCTGATCTTATCGGCAAAAGAATCGCAAGAGCTATCGGTGCTGATGAAACAGATATCAAAACCACCCTCTCCTTGGGCGATCTTCTTCTAGAAACATTTCTTCAAGACGGATTGATCGATATATTTCGTGAGTACGAAGGGCGTAAGGCACCTTACTTAATCCGTATTGTTAACATGGATGATAACATTAAGCCTACTCTTATTGGTACATCCTTCGAACCACTGCTACCTATCGCTGGTTTGTATAGTCAATTGACTAAAGATCCATTTATTAAAGGATGGACTAACAGCAAACTATTCCATGAGTATCTTGATAAACCTTTCATTCGTAGCTTAGAAGCTTTACGTCAACAGCCTTGGTTACTTAATCAACCCTTGTTGTCTGCTATGAAAGAAGCTAAGCCACCAGAGATCTTAGATTTGGTAGATGAGAATGGTGAACTACAGTTCTACAACATTCACCATGAAAACCTTCACTTACCTAAGAAGCTTATGCACCTTGATGGTACTAAGTTTATGGGTAAGAAAGACCCTAAGTTACAACGTATGCTTAGTAAGTTCTTTGAGTACACTCAGGTCATTAAGAAGGCTGAATTAGTAGGTAACAAAACATTCTATCAAGAGGTGTCATGTGATTATCGTGGACGAGTATACTACGCAGAATCATTCCTTGAATTCCAAGGTTCAGACTTGGCTCGTGCCTTGTTCCTATTTGGAAATAAAAAGAGAGTTGATGAACGTGCTTACTACTGGTTATGTGTACATGCCGCAGCATGCTATAACAAATCTTATACCATTGCCGAGTTGCAAGGACTAAACTACCTTACTACTGACTATATTAAGTACCTCAATGAAGAAGGTCTTGATACTATTTCTGTAGATAAGATGACCCTAGATGACCGTGCATTGTGGATTAAACACAACTTAGAGTTCATTATTAATACAGCTCGTGCTAAACACATCGAGCATAACGCTGAAAAACCTTATAGCTTTCTGGCTGCTTGTATCGAAATTGCTGGATACCATAAAGCAAAGATCTTACGTACAGAATACTTCAGCGGTTTACCTATCCCAATCGATGGTAGTAATAACGGATGGCAACACTTAGCTGCTATGTCTAAGGATAAACAAGCAGGTACATTGGTATCGCTGGTACCTACACCTATCCAGAAAGATTTCTACGTGGCTGTAGCCAAAGAACTTATTACGGTAATGCCTGACTGGTTTGAGGATCGTCAGATCCCTATGAAACATATCCGTAAAGGTATTGCTAAACGTGGTTCTATGACTCGTGCATACTCAGCAGGTAAACAACGTATTGCTAAGAACATGTATGATGACTGCCACATGGAAGGCTTTACAGTTAAGTATAACATTACTGAGGAAGACTGTAATAAATTAGCTAACAACCTTATTCAAGCTATCAATACAGTATGTGCTGGCCCTCTTAAAACAACTAAATACTTACAGAAGATTGCAGAACATGAACTTAATAGTGGAAGGAATCATCTTACTTGGCATACTCCTAGTGGCTTTCCTGTCGTTTATAAAGCTTATCTACAACACGAACGAAAACAACGAGGTACCATCAAAGGTATTCAAGGTAATAAGGACGGTCGTGTCATGCACGTTATTAAAGTTGACGTACTTAACAAAGAGACTGGTGAACGTGTACCTTGTCGGCGTAGTTTTGCGTCTGGTGTTAGTCCTAATGTTGTTCATTCCTATGACGCTGCTCACATGGCTAATACTATTGTTGGGTTCAATGGTTCATTTGGTGCTGTTCACGATTCGTTTAGTACCCATGCATGTGAAGTGGATTTTTTACAGGAAGTAACTAAGCAAACATTCATTGCACAGTATGATGTAGAAAACTTCTTTGATGTCCTACAAGATACTCTTATGCTTAATAAGGATACTTTTAGCTACAGTCAACCACTTCTAGGTACACTTGATATCTCAGAAGTCCTTGATTCTAAATACTTTTTCTGCTAATCTCGTAATAGTTGGTGCCTAATACTAACAACAATAAGGAAACAAATGAACATTAAAATTGAGTATGTACGTGATAACCTACTAACAGATTATGCTGTAGATATGATCATGGATTTCTATGCTAAGGAAGGTGAAACATCACCTCAAGATGTGTTTGCACGGGCAGCATGGGCTTGGAGTGTATACAAAGGTGTACGTGATGAAGATTTAGCACAGCGTTTATATGATTATGTATCTAATAAATGGTTTATGTTTGCCTCACCTGTGCTATCTAACGCGCCTATTGAAGGTCAAAAAGCTAAGGGATTACCTATCAGTTGCTTCTTAACCTATGTACCTGATACTGTACAAGGTTTAATTGATCACTCATCTGAGCTACGTTGGTTGTCAGTTATGGGTGGCGGTGTTGGTGGTCACTGGTCTGATGTTCGTTCAGTATCTGATGTAGCACCTGGTCCTATTCCTTTCCTACATACAGTAGATGCGGATATGACTGCATACCGACAAGGTAAAACAAGGAAGGGTTCTTATGCTGCTTACCTTAACATTGAGCATCCTGATATTCTTGAGTTCATTGGTTTACGTATTCCTACAGGAGATACTAACCGCAAGTGTTTTAACCTACATAACGCTGTTAATATCTCAGACAAGTTTATGGAAGCGGTTAAAACAGGCAGTAAGTACGAATTGATTGACCCTAAGGTAGGTAATACAGGTGAATTCTTAGATGCACGTACTGTCTGGGCTAAGCTACTTGAAACTCGTTTCCGTACTGGTGAGCCTTACTTAAACTTTATTGATACAGCTAATGAAGCTTTACCTGAAGAACTAAAGAGTAAAGGTCTTAAGATTCATGGTAGTAATCTCTGCAATGAAATTCACCTACCAACATCTGACGATCGGACAGCGGTATGCTGCTTGTCTTCAGTTAACTTAGAGTACTATGATGTATGGAAGAACACTCATATGATTGAGGATCTTGTACGTATGCTTGATAACGTACTTGAGTACTTCATTGAGAACGCACCTGATAGCTTATCACGAGCAAAGTACTCAGCTATTCATGAGAGATCTATTGGCCTTGGTGCTATGGGATTTCATGAATACCTACAACGTCACGGGATTCCTTTTGAATCTGACAAAGCTCGACTAGAAAACATTGCTATCTTCAGTAAGATTAAACAACAAGCTGAAAAAGAAACACATTGGTTAGGTGAGTATCGAGGTGAAGCTCTTGATATGGTTGGTAGTGGTAAACGTAATGCTCACCTACTAGCTATTGCACCTAATGCTTCTTCGGGTATTCTTTTAAGTACATCTCCTAGTATCGAGCCTAATAAGGCTAACGCCTACACACACCGTACACGGGCAGGTTCTTTCTTAGTTAAGAATAAGTACCTTGAAAAGAAACTGGATGCATTAGGTATGAATACCGAAGCTGTTTGGTCTTCTATTATTACTAATAAAGGTAGTATTCAACATTTAGATTTATCTAAGGAAACAAAGGATGTATTTAAAACATTCTTTGAATTAGACCAGCATTGGGTTATTACTCATGCATCAGATCGACAATCCTATGTGTGTCAAGGTCAATCAGTTAACTTAGCTTTCCCTTCAGGTTCTGATCGAGCATACGTTAACTCAGTACACTACGCTGCTTGGGATAAAGGTCTTAAAGGTTTATACTATTTACGTACTGAAGCTAAACAACGAGCCGAAAATGTCTCTGAAAAAGTAGAAGAAAACAAATTGACTGAAGTAAAAGAAACAATTATCTATGGCAAACCAAACTGTCCCCAATGCTCAATGGCTAAATCGCTCCTTGACTCAAGAGGAATTCAATATGACTATGTTGACATTACTACAACAGGTAAGTCAGCGGCTGAAATCACTGGAAGACCTGATGTCAGAAGTCTACCCCAAGTTTATCTTAGCGGAAAGTATATTGGAGGATTTAATGAACTCTATAATTACTTTCGAGACAGTGGGTCCGGAACAGTGAGCGAAGAAGATAACGAATGTAAAGCTTGTGAAGGATAATATGTCATCATTACTAAACTTTTCTAAGACCTATAAACCATTTAATCACGAGTGGGCTGTAGAGATTACTAAAAAACACGAAGAAATCCACTGGACAGAGGATGAGGCTGACTTATCTGAAGACGTCAATGATTGGAAAATCAAACTAACAGAAGGTGAAAAGGATTTTATTACTAATATCCTTCGTTTGTTTACTCAGGGTGACGTACAAGTAGGGCAAAACTATTATGACTACTTAATCCCTAAGTTTAAGAACAATGAAGTACGAGTAATGCTTGGTTCCTTTGCTGGTCGTGAAGGTACTCATCAACGTGCTTATGCTTTGCTTAATGATACATTAGGTTTACCTGATGAAGAGTTCCATAAGTTTCTTGACTACAAAGAAATGTCGGACAAGATCGACTTTATGGCGAGGTCCGACTCTTCAACGCAGTCTGGTTTAGCTTTATCATTAGCTAAGTCAGTGCTAAACGAAGGTGTATCTTTGTTTGCTTCCTTTGTTATGCTACTTAACCTACAACGGTTTGGTAAGATGAAAGGTATGAGTACTATTGTTGAATGGTCTATTCGAGATGAGACTGTACACGTAGAAGGTAACTCACGACTATTCAGGGAGTTCTGTAACGAACATCCTAAAGTAGTTAATGATGAATTCAAAGCTAAGATCTATCAGATGGCCCGTGATGTAGTAAGTCTTGAAGATAACTTCATTGACTTAGCATTTGCTGAATATGATATTGAAGGTATTACTAAAGAAGATGTCAAGCAGTATATCCGGTATATTACCGACCGTAGATTGCTTCAACTAGGTCTTAAAACTAACTTCAAAGTAAAAGACAATCCACTAACTTGGTTAGACTGGATTCTTAATGGTGTATCCCACGATAACTTCTTTGA